GCTTGTTCTGGCGGAATAGGAGACCAATCCTATCCGAGTCTTCCCGTCGAAAATGTAATCAACCGGATCTGCTCGCGCTCTTAAATTCAAAGGCCCATGATAGCCAAAGGAGCAAAGTCTATTGCCGCTTCCAGCATCGGTAGTGCTTCTGTAGCAGCACCTAGAACCTCCGCCTCTGTCGCCGCTCCAAGACCCACATATTCCTTAAAGGTGCTTGAAATCACACCAGGGGCCAGATTTTCAACAACACCCATTACTGTCGCGCCCGTCTCGGTGGCGGCTTTCACGCCGTCAGCCAGACGCTGCATGTAAGAGGGTCCTCGCGCTGAATTGTGGTTGCGCATATCAACTGGACGTTGCCTATGTCCTGCCACAGCACGTTGGGCTATTTGTTTGGCTTCGGGACCACTATCATGAGTGTGCACACGCCTTCCAACAAGGAAGTCCGAGTGACCTTCAATCTGCTGCATTTGCTCATCATTCTCAAATAAAACGACAAACTCCACGAAAGATTTAGCTGCCACAGCAGGATCAAGCCTCACAGAAATGTCACGGTAAATGTCTCCGTATCCATCATTGTCTGACGGCCTGTTTCCTCCATACCACGAAAAGTCGGCTGGGAAGATCGGCTTGTAATGCGCAGTGACAGCCTTATTATAAATCACGTTTGACTTGTGAGAGTGCGTTCCTTGCAGGCTACTATGATTAATAAGAGTGGCAAGTCCGCCCGAGTTCTCAGCACGACCCAAAGATGTGACACGAATTGCGGCTCCGACAATCCGCACTCTACCCTCATGGTCAATCACCTGTGAGTCACCGTTGTCCCCATTGAAGTTTTGCCCGTCTAGAAGCATGGCAATGCCCCAGTGACCATACCCGTTGTCAACCTTGTTTGTGTCTTTAGATGACAATTTGATGGTGAACTTGGTTACCCCTTCCCCAGCGACCGTGGTAAGAAGGCGCTTGTGAACGAACGTCCCTGGTCTCGTACCGATCGGAATGAACGTCGGTGGAGACGCAAAGGGATCCGATAGGGCCGCATGATATGCTGCCAGTGAGGCTCCTGTGGGCGTCAACCTTAATGCCCGAGGAATAGGAGCTTGCCGTACCCGCCTTTGACGGGCCGGCTTCGTGTTCTTCTTCTTCGTTTTGGCCATAATGTTTACGCAAACAAGTACCAATGATTTAGTACGCAAGTTTTCTCTGGTATGATATTGTTTTCGAGGGGCATGGTTGCTCATGCCCAAGACTCTGTGCCATGCCGGAGGTCATCCCGGCACGCTTGTCCTGCCTAGCTTGTGCCAGCAACGGCCTTGCTGGCAGGACTTGCACGCGTGCTCTTTCGGTTTAGGGATGAGCTTCCCTCTTTCCTGGTGTGCGCATACGTACAATTCTTACGTTCGCACTTTCCGTTGGACCAGTCACGACAAACTGGAATTGCTCGCTTCTTAGGAATCTCAACATAGATGTCTGGGGGGGAAGGCACTATCTCAGTAGGTGCCATGTCGACATTATGTAAAACGTCCCCGACCAGGGCTTTCTCAGAAGCCACCACAGGCTGCATACAGCAGTTCAGGCGGGGCGGACCAATGACCTTTTCCACCGATGTACTCGACCCACGCGGGGCTCGAACAAAGCCCAAGCCTTTGGCACTCACTGAGCATCCAATCGCCTGGGGCGTTTGGGTACCCAACCGAGCCGTTGATGGCCTGTGCTGCACTCCAAGACATAGATCCCTCATCGATCTCCGTATGCCCAAGGGCATTGAGGTCATCAAGGATACGTTTGGAAAGCTCGCCGACGTAAGGTGTGTTGGCATCATTCTGGGCAATTGAAAATGCCTTCGTACGTGCCTTCACTTCAGTGGTACAACTCGAGGTCGAGTATGGAAACTGGGAAAGGGCCCTTACGGGGTCACACATCGAATCACGCTCCCCGAAAAACACAGAAGGTGTGTATATGCGTCCGAGGAAACTGACAGGGATGATTCCACAAAGACTGGCAACCTCTACCTTCAGGATCATGCCCATGTCTAGAGCAATTGCCTTGTAGAAGTCTGGATCTATGTAGTGCGACAAACCGTCATCACCACCGTGCAGTCCTAGCTGGGAGTAGGCTTCCGCATGTGCGTAACCTTGTTCCCTCCAGGCGCAATACTCAATAAAAGTAGCACGTGTGGATTGTCCCAAAGATGTGTCCGGGTGACCGGACCCCAGTTCTGTTTGGCCCTGTATGAGTGGCACTCCAGGGAGCTTAACCTTACGGTTAAACGTAGAGTGCCTTGACTCAATGATCTTGTCTGAAATGTCCGTGGGCCAAGCCTGTTTGTCACGCAAATCGTCAAAGCGCCTCCAGAAGTCATTTACAGTTCCGTCCATCTTGGACAGATCCGTATTTATGACCCTGGTTTCACCGTGAGTCTTGCACGCCTTGACGCATAATGCAGCGACTTTATCGGCCACTTTGTCAAGTGGCTGACTGAAGACATACCAATCTTCTCCCTTAATAGCATTTGCCATTGGGATGGTGACCCGAGAATGCAGAAACTTGGTCGGGCCTTCGAATGTTGTTATTATCCGTTTGGCCTTTAATTCTCTGCCAGTGCGCTGGTTAATACCAGCTACTGGTTCCTTCTTACCGAAGCACCTCAACGCCAGTTCCTTGGCAAATGTCAAGGGGCTGTAATCGTACCCGTAAACGGGTGCTGCCTCATTGAGGATGGCACGCTGGTTAGGGCGCGCCTGCCTTTCATACACTTCGTCCTCACTGGCAAGTGCGAGCTTGGATGGGTATAATTGTTCGAGAAACTCACCAGCGTACGTCCAATACTGAGGCTTGATGTTCAGGGATGTAGCGCGCTGTTGAGCAACTCTAACAGAATGGCCATGGGCTAAGTTAGGAGCATTCTCGGCTGGGTAGAGCATTTCAGGGACGCAAGTCCCCATAAACTGCTCCGGCCCGAGCGGTGTTTTCAATGTCACTGAAGTCGCGTTTGGGCCAACTGTGTAGCTGGACATTGGACGAGGCTTGAATGTGAAGATGCTGTTGGAAGCGAAGATGTTTGTGTTATGTACACGGCAAATCTCAAGAAACATGTCGAAACTTACGTTAGACTTGCATGAGGAATTGGGTTCCTCATGGGCGAGAATCACACAACCACCTGGGCTTGTCGTTTTGTTGCTCAACCGAACTCGTACGATGCTAAGATCAGAGTCTGTAATTGTTCGCGTGGTGCACGTACCAGCGACACAGCCATGGTGTGCAGTGACACCGGCCTTATCCACAGAACTCATTACATAATACGTGTTATGCACCGTGTCGATCTTCGTCGGCTCCAAGCGCGTTAATCTGGATTCATC